ATCTGATCTATTTCTTCATCCGTTAGACGTAAGACTCGTTTTCTAATCCAATTATCAGATACAAACTTACCACTATATTCATCAACCATCTGTAAGAGTTCCATTCGTTCTCTAAGAATTTCATTGTTCTTTAATTCTGCATAGTGAGAATCTTTTGTCCAAATATATTCAAGGTTCTCAGCAATATCACTCCAATCATTTTCACCAATAATACCTTTTAAAATACATTGGATTCTTAACAAATCCGTAAAAAGAGCTGAAAACCTATGTCGTAATTTAGCAACAAACTTAGCAAACTTAATTTCATCTCTATTAATTTCTGAAGAACGACCTAAATTAAAAGATGTTTGTTCTGTTCCTTCTATTCTTGAAATAGGAATATTTAACGACTGATAGAGTTTCTTCCTAAAATATTCTATGTCCTCAATCTCTCCAAGATTTTGACCAGAAGGTAATGTAGTAATTTCAGTACCACGACCACCATCTCTTCGTGGTAGCCAGAAATCTTCTAACATTGACATTTGTTTTTTCTGATCTTCTACTTCACCAGTCGCTGCATTATAAATTATTTTCTGTTTATATTTATTCATTACCGACTGCAAATATTGCTCAGCTTTTGTTTTCGGTAAATTACCAACATCAATATAAAATATTCTTCGTTCTGGAGCTCTTGCCATTCTATATATAACAAGTGAATCTTCAATCATTCGTAATTGATTATAAGGTTTGACTGACTTATATAGATAACCTATAATAATTTGTTTTTGGTTGTCCACCATACCAGAGTGAACATAAGAAATAGCATCGAGTGCAACCTGAACTTGGTTAACTGCACCTGCAGAACCTGCAGGAGAATATATAAAATATTCTTTTTTATCTACGACTAGTTCTACACCAGTAACAGGATCTTTTTCTTTTTTTAGTTCTGTTATTTTTTGTATATCTAAAGCATCAACGGGTACTAATTCTTGTATACCTTCTTTTGGTTTTTCTTTATCAATAATGATATGATGATACATTTTTCCATCAATATACCATTTACGAAATAAATCAGAACCAATTCTATTAAAGTCTAACAGTCTTAAAAGATTTTTAAACTCACTTACAATTTTTTCTTTAATTTTAGTACTTTGTTGAGTATTGTCAAGAAAAAGATTAATAGATGATCGACCATCTTCATGCACAACGGATTCGTTGACAACATCAGAAATTGCCATATCAACTTCTTGTGACATGGACATTTCACGATATTTTTTAATTAAAACATTTTCGTCTTTAGCATCGACACCAGTATCTAGGTAATGACCAAAGACTCCACCACCCTCAACAACTTGTGTTGAGCCATCAGTATTTTCTGGTGTTACGAATGTTGGCTTATTTTTTTTCTTTGCTAATTCATATCCAAATAATTCAATCCCTGCCATAATTTATCTCCTGTTTTTTCATATTAAAGGTTGTACTAAACCGGAATTGTTTCTAGTCAATACACGATAATTAACAACAATTGCTGCTCTAATTCCTGTACCGGTAAAAGTGTTTGACTCGTGCCAAAGATAAGCAGGATGAAAAATAGTAGTCCCAACTTTTGGTTCAAATGCAATTGCTTTATTACAATACGGATAATTAATTGCAGGTCTTGGATCTTGTAAAATCATATTACCAGAACCTTCACATGGTAAATCATCTTTTTTCAAATCAAAAGATTCGTATTGTGCAACTGTCTGATTTTCTATTTTTTCAACTTCTGAATTAGGTGGAATCATTAACAATTCTGCATCTTCTGGTGTTGGACCATTTTCTTTAAGTTCAAATTCTCCACCCGTAGTAAGATATGTAATCATTACTCCATCAAAACCATGATGATAATGTGGATAAGTACGCCTACCTTTAGTTTGCATATTACCAAATCCGCGTGCTTCTAATTGTAATTCATCAGCATTTGTAATGTCCCAAGCATTTGCAATATAATATCTAATCATCTCGGAAGTAATCTTCTCAAAACCACGAATATGTTTTCCTGCCTCATTATCTTCAGTATACTCAAACATATTATAATGATTCTTTTCAAATTCTGGTGTTTGTGTTTTTTTATGTGTACCCATTGTGGTACAATAACCGCGGGAGGCAACAAATTTAATAAGACCAATTCTCATTTCTTCTGGTACATTAAGTTCTAATTCACCAATAGGAGTAGTCCATTGTGGTGTAATTTTCATATGACCTGATAGAGGATGATCTTTTGATAAATATTTATCTTGTGCTTTAACAGATTCACTTACAGCATCTGCTCGAGTAGGTTCCATCTTTGTGGGATCTGCAGTAGTTATAAAATCATAATTCTCATTTTCTTTTGCTTTAAAATTCTTAGGTGTATCACCAGCACAATTTATTCCGCCTTTTAAAACAGGAACAAACATTACATCTCTTTCTCTTTCAATAGTTGTTGGCATATTTTATTTCCCTTTAAAAAAAAGGGGGAGAATTAACTCCCCCTTATTAACGATTTAAATACTTCCAGAGATTGTTACACCACCAATGTTAAGAGAACCACTGAGTGAGATATCAACTCCACTACCAGAAGTAGAACCATCCATACCAGCACCATCAACTGTATAATTATTAACAGCAAATGTTACTGCAAATTCTTCCGGTGCACCGTCTGGATCCATTGATAGTTCAATGGCAGTTAAGGTTGTAGGATAGATATCTTGTAACCGATATGTCCTAAGAACTCCACCATCACGATTCAATTGTGATACTGTAGCATTACCATAAACATTAGTAGCCGAAACAGAACTTCGATTTTGTGAATGATTCTGAATAGCATTCATCCAAGATTCCATTGAAGTTCTAGCTTTCCAATCAGGGTCACTTAAAACTGTTACAGTCCAATCTTCAAAGTTTCGATCTCCCGGAACCTTTAACAATCGACCACGATAAGCAACATCAATATTAGATATATTAGAACTAGGAATTTGTGTTGCTTTTCCTAGAAACTGCAAATCTAATTGCCCAATAATTGGTGCATTAACTACAACTTTATATAGATTGGGTCGAACCCCACCTCTAAAGTTATTTTTAAAATCTGAAATTGTAGACATTTTATTACTCCTCTAAGTTTGTATATATTTATAAGATTTATCCACCAATTTCTGAGAAAGAAACATCAGAACGGGCAGCAATAAAGTTTAACTGGATATAGTTGATAGAACGTGAAGGTTTCACATAAATGTCACCAACAAAATTGTTCGTATCAATTATTTGTCCAGTATTATTAGAACTATCACACACTACCTTAAAGTCAGTAATACCTCGTCTACCTTGAATTTCACGGAGAAAAGGTTCTACTAAGTTAATAAATTGTGAACGTGTAAACTCATCATTGAACTCAAAGAGCATTGCTTTAGCAGCAATAGAAATTGCTTTCTCCAAAACAATAAACAATCTTCGTACATTAATTCGATCAAATGCACTTGGAACTGTCTGCATAGTCTTATCACCCCAAAGAACTACACCAGAACCTGTCTGTGTAATAATAGGATTAACACCAGCTTGATAAAGTTCATCTCGTTCTGCTTTAGAAGGTTCCCAAGACAATCTAATAATATTCTTAACAGTACCTCTAGTCAAACCAGCAGGTGACCACCATGCATCATTTGTAAAATCTGTTCTAGCACAAAGACCAGCAACGTCACCGTTCATTGGAACATAACGGAAAACATCATTGTATCGGTCATACTGATATTTCCAAGCACTATCCATAATTGCATAACTTGAAGAACCAAGAGCAGTAGCATTCAATAAAACTTTATCCTTCTGCCCAGTTGTAGCTACAACACTAGCTCTAGATGGAGAAACACAAACAACACAATCTTTTCGTACAGATGCAATTGTGTCGATAATATGTTGTCCTGTTGCATTAGCACTAGCATCAGCAGGACCCGCCATTATTAGAGAAACATCAACTACTTCAGGATTTGAATAAAGATTATAGCCAGCTTTAAGTTCTGCATCAGTAAGTGCATTATCATCAACACCCAATGAACCAGAATCTGATCCTAATGAACCACCTATAATTTCCTTACCAACACCATTTATTCTTTTAAAAGCACCACCAGACATAACTCCACCAGCATCTCTATCAGGAGCTCCACCGCCTGCGTCTGTAGAATCTGTAGTAATAGTAATTTTAGCACCAAGCCAAATATATGCTGATTCGTTGCGTAAAACCGTTCCAATATAATTACTTGAACCATCAATACGTTTTGCATTAGATGCTTTGCTTATAAAGGCAAATTTCTCTAGAACATATCCTGGTTGTCCAGTCCAAGCACCATCTTCGTCTATTACAAGAACATGCATCTCATCATTAAGAGTTGGTCTATTAGCTTCAACACCATCCCATCCATTTGCATTTGCCATAGAATTTGATGTTCCGGGTCCACGAGCATCAAAATTAGCTATAAATTTTGCTTGATCGGTAGATCGACTACCGGCAGATAAATTAACTGCCTGATCCCATCCGTGTTTATCTATTGCTATAGCCTTCAAACTATTTCCTAATATACCAGGATACTTTGCAACAAACA